CTTGCTGCATCCATCTTGGAAGATTTTCATAGGCAGTTTGTAACCTACCCAACAATTCTCTTGCAGTTGCAGCTTTGTTTGCAAGTATACCAATATTTACACTATCATTAAAAACAGCATAATGCAATAGATAAGCAACCACGGTTGTAGACTTACCAGTCTGACGAGGCATCTTACATATATTAAAACGATTTTTATGAAATCTTTTTATTAACTTTTCTTGAAATTTGTATGGTTCAAAAGGAACAAGACCCTCATCCAAATTCACAATTTGAACATATTTTTTTGCAAAATATACTGGATCATTTTTACATTTTACAAATTCAGAAATCTGTTTGGCATCAAACTCCATAGGAGTATTAGCCTTTTTAAGGTTCGGATTACCAAGATAAACATTATCAGACATAATTTAATTACTTTTGATTTTCTTTTCCTGCAAACAGTAATGGTTTGGTTGGGTCTTTTATTGCTGGATTAAAGTACAATACGATTGCACCAGGATAAATTTTTTGAATTTCTGCTACAACTTCAGGTTTTGTTGGTCTTGAGAACTTAGCAAAGAACATCTGAACATTAACAAGTCTTCCTCTCCAGTTTGCAACTATCATATAAGTCTTACCTCTTTCTTGAACACGAAGATATGATTCATAAGTAAATGTTTTACCTTTGATTTGTGTCACACCCTCTGGTGATTTGCCTTGAGGTTTAAATTTGCCTATACCTGTTCTCTTCTTCTTACCCAATCCACCTTTTCTAGTTGCACTTAATGTAGCACTTTTTTTAGTTTGAACAATAACCGCATCTTGATCATACTTCTTACCTAACTTTTTAATCTCTTTCTTAAACTTTCTTTTACCCTTCTTTCCAGAAGAAACAATGTGACTACGTTCGCTTCCACCTTCCCATTTACCTTTTGCTTTAGTAGCACCAGGAAGACCACGACCACGAATGTCTTTGTCTAACTGTTTGTTTCTTGCTTTATTTTCTTTAGAGGATTTGCCAGTACGAGTTGCTGAGAGGACAGCCATTCCTCCCTTATCTGATTTACTTTTAATACGACTTAAACTACTCTCATCAATTTCATAATGGTCTTTTAATTCATCAGGAATAAACTCAGATACTTTTGCTCTATATTCTTGCCTTTGTTTCTTTCTTCTTAATCTTGCACCAGCATCCATTGCCTTTTGAGGTTTTCTCTCTTCTTCTTTTTTCTTTACGACCTTTCTCATCGCATCAGATGCGGCCTTTTTAAATCCTGAAAAAGTTTTCATTTTTTTTGTCTTCTCCACAATAATATTTAGACAGATGAACCTAACCAGTCTTTAGTAACAATAGTTGATATACCAATTACATCATATGGCCCTTGTATTCCAGATAAAGTAGAAAGAAAATTTGGAGTTCCTATTCCACTATTATATTTTACTAATACCTTAGATTCATCTGCAGTATAAGTTACCATTGGATAACAGTTGCCGACAAGATCTTGTCTATCAATTTTGTCTGCCTCTGTTTTTGATACGATTATATATCTTCTTGTATCACATTCTGGAACTGATGTTTCAATCATAATTTTTCAGGTTTAGTTAACATATTTATCTTTATGAAGGTATTGAAAATTCAACCAAATTATCAGTATTTTCTCCAACCATTAACAATTTATTTCCAGTTGGAACTAAGCATACTCCTCTTGGAGTACCCTCCTGTTCATAGAAACAAACAGACCATCCTCTGTCGGTAACTCCATCACTAATATCCCAAGGGGTATTTAAATCGAATTGATATATTCTATCAGTATTAGTATCCATAAACCACATATTTTTACCATTCAAACTCATCGCAAAAGCCTTTGGATCTGTTGAACCACCACTATAAGTTGTCTTAAAACTTTCGAAAGTACTTACCAGTTTAGTAGCTAAAAAAGGAACAGACGTACTAAATTGGTATATTCCCCTATCATTCTCATCAAAAACATAATACTTTGTCCCATCATACTTCCATAAAAAACCTCTAGGATCACTGTTACCACTTGCACTGGGAATATCTGTAGTTTTTACATATCCAAATTCTAAAGAAAAAACATTATCATTTTCTTTTAAAGAAAATGAATTTACAGTGCTACCATAATACTGATTATTACCATTATCATTAAGTATAACCATTTTTTCTTTTCCCAAAGTGGCAAGTCCCATTGGATAATATATTCCTATAGGATTATCTCCCACATTTTGAAATTTGCCAGAAAGATAGGTATGTCCACCACTAAGATCATATGGAGTATCTAACTTAAATGGTACGTAATTGTCACTAGCACTCGCTTGACCCGCAAACTCCGTTCCATCACTATTGAAAGCCATCCCAACCACGGTACCACCAAAACCAAAACTACCTAAAGTCCACCCATCATCTGTAAATGTACTAGACATATCCCAAGCAGTGCTCAAAGACCATTGTCTAATTTTTTGATCATCTGCACCCAAATAAAGTTTGGTTCCATCATAACTAAATGCAATAGAAAAGTAATTGTAATTTGGAGAGATCTCCCAACTACCACCGTCCTGTTGTGTCGATATATCCCAAGCAGTAGTCATATCTCTTTTATAAACAGAATCAGTTCCACCTTTTCCTATAAAAAAGAAAGAAGAACCATCAGGTTTAAACCAAAGTCCATATGGATCTGAATTAATACTATTCACACCTTCATATTGATTATGAGTCATTGTAGTCACATCAAATGCTGTTGTTAAATCGTATTGATGAAGACGATCATTATAATTTCCCATAATATATCCTTTAGTTCCATCAGGATGAAAGAAAATTCCAGCTGGATTTAGATCAAAGCCAAGAGTAGAATTTGTATTACTATACCAATTTTTTCTTTCTCTTTTTCCCACATAAGATATGCTACTAATATAAAATGGTGTTGACATGCAGAATGTGTGTAATTTATCAAAGTAACTGGAAGCCCACATATATTGACCATCTGGAGAAACTACAATACTTTCTATAGAACCCACACCAAATGAATTTGTTGTAAAACTATGAACAAAAACTCTACTTTCAATATCAAACGGTGTTGATAATGTGTAATGAAATAAGTAACAAGTACTGTTGTTTGATCTACCAATATACAGATGTTTACCATTAGAAGATATAGCCACAGCACTTGGACTTGCTCCGCTACCTATAATATCTGCTACGTTTTTTGTAACAACCCAAGACTCAGTTGAACCTTCGTATCTACTTCCATTTTGAAAATGTGATGCCTGAAAATTTCTATCTTCATGCGTAACCATTCCAGAATGACCATATTTTACTTTTTCAATTTCATTTCCATATCCTATAATTCCTCTTCTTCTATAGGTCATGATATATCCTCATAACCAATTACAAATTCTACGCCATTAGCACTTAAAAAACTTGTTCCAGCTATTTGAACTTGTGTTTCTAATGTTTGACCTTCTTCCAAATAAAAATATGTATCTTTTGAACTAATAATCTGTGTGGTGTTTGGTACAACAATTAAATCTTTTGCAATATGAGTAGTAAATGCTGTGCCAACAGTATTTGCAATTGCTACGTTAACAAACATATTACTGTCACCGACATTTGCAGCAAAAACAGAATTTATCTTTAAAACTTTATCAGATGCTCCAGAGTTTGTCAGAATACCAACCTTCGCTGTAGTGCCAATTCCCACACACTCGGTTTTACCTATGATAGTTGTTGGATTTTTTAAATTAGGTGCAGTCATTATTAATCTCCTGTGTGTTTATTTATCCGAAAATCATGGACAGCATTACAGCACTTGAATCTCCACCGCCACCAGCTATGGTAACAGTAGCAATACCAGCAACTGGATTTGTAAATGTAACGCCTACTCCTGCCCCAGTAAAATTGATAGTGCTTACACTATTAGCAGTTCCTACTAATCCACCATCTTCTCGTATCGTAATTCCAGTAATGGCGTTTGCAGGTGCTGTAGCTGCCCAAGTAGGTGCACTACCAGATCCATTAGATTGAAGAACATATCCTGCAGTACCAGATGCTAAAACATCAGTAGCATTATTTCCAGTTTGTAATACTAATTGTTGTGTTGCATTTATTGCTAAATCAGTTGCTTTGTCTGCAGTAGTAGCATTACCTTCAATATCAGCAGTTAAAGTTCCAGTCAGAGTAATCCCTGTAGATGTAGTTTTTAATCTTTCTGCTCCTTGATAATACAGTGTTGATGAACCATCACTAATTTTAATAGCAGTACTACCCAATCCAACAGCACCAGTAATTATGAATAAATCTCCAGTGCCATTTTCACTTATATAACTGTGGCTACCACTATGAAAAATTTCTAAATCTCCATCTGATACATCAGTTCCGAATACTGCCTTGGCACCATCATTAAATTGTAAATAAGATTCTGATCTATCCCATAATGCGTTTGCAGATCCACCTTGAAGTAATAAATCGTCACTAAATGCACCTTCAGCACCAGTAAAATCTAGAGAAGTTGCACTTAAAATTCCTACAACTTGTACTCCAGCTGGAGTGGTTCTTAATTTTATATCGCCTTCATGGAAGAGATCTACCTTTCCTGTAAAAGTATCCCCTGTAGTTCCAATACCTACACTTGCTATTCCACTAACACTTAGATCACCTACACTTCCACCAGAAGTTGTCATAACATCAGTTAAGTTTGCACCTGATCCGTGAAATGATGTTGCTGTTACAGATGCGATTCCAGATATGTTTGTTGAATTATCACCAACAATATGACCATCTATATCTAATGAACCTGCTACGATTAATGAATTACTAGTGTTTATATTAGCAGTAACAGTAAGAGCACCACCAACAGCAAGATTACCACCAATCGATGCGTGACCATTTTCATCAATAGTCAATCTATTGTTATTACTTGTTGTGTCACGAATACGAAAACCTCCATTAAAATTACCTACTTCAAAATCTGGAGTATCATTACTATCAGTCAGAAATATTTTTGGAGCCGCATTTGAAACCGTAATATTATCTCTAAAGAGACTTGTACCATCTACATCTAAATTACCATTTGCATCAATTAGACCAGTGAATGTCGATACACCAACAACTGATAATCCAGCACCCACATGAATATCTTTTCGGGCAGTTATAATACCAATTGAATCTACATTTGTAACATCATTATATGTAATAGTTCCTCCAACTGATATATTACCATCTACCTCTAAACCGCCTTCAATTTCTACATCATTATGTAATGTTGCTTTTCCATTTGATGCTATTTCAAATCTGTCAGCAGAATTTGTTCTATCTCTAACTCGAAAAGTACCATTTGCATTATCTATAGAAAAATCATCATTATTATCAGTATCAGTTAATAGTATTCTTGGAAATGTGGAAGATATTTCTAATCGTGAAGCAGTTGCAACTCCTACGCTTAAACTTTTGGTGGTGGTGTTTCCTCTATTTAATATGGTGTCTAATGTATCAGATTCTGCTGTAAGAAATGTTGATGAATTAACAGAACCGTCAGCCATCATAAATTGACTATTAGTTCCACCTACTTTTTTAAAGCCTACTGCAGTTACAATTCCAGCAGAAGAACTGATAGTGACACCAGCACCAACTTTAACATCACCAATTATATTAAGACTGGTTAAATTCTCACTATAAGAATCCAATCCTATTGTTAAATTTTTTAATCTGTTGCTAATATATTTTGCCATTTAATTTAATGTTTCTAAAACACTTGATATGAATTTAATATCTGTCGAATTACTTGCTGAAACTTTCATTATATCACCACTTTCTAGAACAAGTTTTCCAGACAATAAATTAGCAGAATCATTTGCTGCTATCGGATATTCTTTTAATATTTCAGTAGTAACTGCAATTCCAGCAACCGATCTTACATGTGAAAATGATATTGTCTGTGTGTTTGCACCGATGTTTGTTGCAGATGCTAAAAGAACAACACCAGAGTAACCAGTTGATGCTGTAAAAATACCAACAGGATCCGTTGGAACAATTTGAGTAACAGTTTTAAATACGTTAAGTGCTAATGCCATTTTCTTAATCTCCTCCCAGTGCTAAAATAAATGGTGTCATGGTTGAAAATAAACTTTTAGTATAAGAATCTCCAGAAATAGTTCCAGTTTGTTGATTGATAATAACACCATCACCAATTCGGAAATTACCTGTCTGATCAGTGCTTGTAAAAATAGTCAGTCCACCATTTCGATCATCAATTTCATTTTCTTGAATTGCAACTCCTCCTCTTGAAGGAAGTGAGTTAACTAAATCTGTTCCTGATCCTATGTATTCAAAAGAATGACTTGAAGCAAGGATTCTACTTTGTTTGAAGAAAGGAACTGTTGTTCCAACACCTACAGCAAAAGGAATATTCTCTGTAAATGTAACTGTTGATATTCCATTTGAAATTGGAGTTGATTTTTCTACTACAAAATACTGAGGTATCATTACTGCTGATGCTGCAGCAGATGATCCTCCACCACCAGAAAAAGAAACAGACGGTGTGGATGTATATCCTCTACCTTCAGAAACAATTGTTATTTCTGATACTGATCCATTTTCAATTGTTGCAATAGCAGTAGCTGGAATTCCCCAAGATTCTGATGGAGATGCAATAGTAACTGTTGGTGCTGAAGTATATCCAGATCCACCATTTGTTATAGTAAATTTTTTGACTGATTGATATAATTCATCAAAGTAAACAACTTGTCCATCAAAGGGTCTTACCACTTTTGTTTTTGCTGTTCCACCAGAAACATAAGAATGTGCTAGAGTAGATATTCCAACATGTGTTGTAAATTTATTTGCTGCTGGTAAAGACTTAACTTCAAAAACAAATCCAACATCACCATCAGGATATGTCTTATTACCATAAGCACAGGATAGAACAATACTTGATAAAGTTACTCCCATTCCCACTGTGAAATTATGATTTGAAGATGTGGTGACAGTTGTTAGTCCTGTTGTATGATCATATTCAAAATTAGAAACATTAAATGTAGGAGAAGATAAATCTATTTTAAATTCAGCTGAGTTTTCTGTAGCTGCAGCAGTAACAATACCAGTAAATTTTCTAGGCCCAACTCCATCAGAAACTAATCCAAAATTACCAAATGATGAGTTTGAGTTTGTTAAATCACACATTCCACCAGATCCAGTAAATATTGATATATCTGGGTTGATTGTAAATATAGAAACTAATTGCCCATAACCCTCGTTTGTTATAGAAACTCCAATACCATTTGCGTTATACTGTGTATAGGAATCTGTAACCATACTTTTGAATGGCCCTATTACATGATTCCCATCTATCTTCATACCAATACTATTTTGAATAAAATTAGTACAGTTACGAATATAAGGTGACTGTGCAGAATATCTTGGTTTATTTGGATTAAAAGCAAATACTGCTTTACCTGCACTTAAAGATCCAGTAAATGATATATCACTAATATAATCTCCTGGTGAAACATATATTAAATCTTGATTTGCATTTTGTGGAGTGACTGATACTTCTCTTAAACTGTCTCCGATAATACTTATTTGTGAAGGAAGTTCAATTGGATTATTTTCTACATAAACTCCAGCACTAACTTTAATAACAGATCCCTCTGACGCAATTGCGACTGCTCCTTTGATTGTTGCTTTTGCGGTACTAACTTTGAGTCCGTCGTTTGAATCGTTTCCGTCTTTTGTGACATAGATTATGTTTGTAACTTGACCACCAACACCAGTAAGATTAGATCCATCACCACTAAAAGATGATGCTGTTACTATACCAGCATTTACTATATTTCTACTATCATCAATGATAGTACTTCCAGATATTTTAATTGCCATCTACCGTCTTCGTGTGTCCACTGGGTAATTTTAATTATTTAGTTGATCTTTAAGTTCGTCTATTTGCTTCTGTTGATTTTTTACACACTCTATGAGAAGTCCAACTAGTCCATTATAGTTAACACTTTTTATATCATCTTCTTTAACTAACTCTGGTAAAATATTTTGTAAATGGTCAGCAGTAACTCCAAGTGATGGTTTATTATTAGATTTCCAATTAAAAGACACACCTTCTATTTCCATTATTTTTGATATTGGATTTTTAATTGCTTTTATATTTTTCTTTAATTTAATATCAGATGCTGAGTTAATATCTGTAGCCGTAACAGTACCAGTAATATCAATATTACCAGTGCCAGTAATATTTTTTGAATTTAAATCAAGATTTCCTCCTAATTGTGGACTTGTATCATCTATAATATTAACAGTTCCAGCACCACCACTAGCATCGGAACCTACCCACTTATTAGTAGCAGAGTCATATTTTAAAAATTTGTTATCTACTTTTGCAGTTGATAGATCAATATCGTCCATATCTTGAATACGGACAGCACCTCCACCACCTAATGTGGATAATTGTTGTTGTATTCTATTGATGAATATTCGATAGTGTTCTGATAACTGTTCAAAAGTTACAAATTTTTGATCCAAAGGAGTTAGTGGATCATCATTATTTGTAGATGGAGGTTCTGTTATGACATTTTCATTTAAGACTTTTTGTTCATTAAACTTAACGAACATTTCTTCTATTTGTTTTATTTTTCCAGAAATGTCATAATCTATTTTTTGAAACTCAGCTAAATCTTCTTGAAACTCAATTAAATCTTTTTCAACTTTTTCATTTAATTTTTTTAAATCTTCTATTCCATCAGGTTTAAATATTTGTGCTTTTAAATTTGCTAATTTTGAGTCGTAAGATTTTTGCCCTTCCTCAATCTTTTCAAATTCATTATCAATTGCAAAAAGTGCTTTGTCGTGATATCTCTTAATATCCTCCTCAAGTTTTCTATACTTGATTGAGGAGATATTTAAAACATTTTTACTTTCCTTTTCTACGTCTTCTTTTAATTCTTTTATTTTTTTCTCTAGTAAAAGTGTAGATTTTATTACAGTTTCTTCTAGTTCCTCTTTTTTATAAACTTCAACCTTAATATCTTTTAATTCTTTTTGTACATCTTCAATTACTCCTGAAAGTAGTTCAAATTTATTTACCTTCTCCTTATAATTATCAAAAGCATCAGAAATTGAACTCAATTTGGGATTAACCAATTGATCAATTTCTTCTTTTATTTTAACAACTTCTTTCGTTTGAAAAAAATCACCTGGTTTCTTGAGAGGCATTAATTATTTTTTATCATATTAAGTATTTTAGTTATTTATTCTATCAGAAATCACTCATTTTCATCATCTGGAATATGAGGTGAATTTGGATTACTTGTAGGATCTTCGTCAGTCCATTCTGAAGTGGTTAGAATTCCTAGCATTTCCGAGTGATTGTATGGGCCAAGATAAGTTCCAAGACCAGAAACAGATGATGGTACTGTATCTCCATTCCATTTAACAAATGTTTGTGTACCGTCAATTGATTTTCTCAATGTATTGATTGAAGTTTCGTAAACTTGACTGAAATCAATTTTTGATGCTTCGGAGTAATTGAATATTACCCATTTTCTATTTTCAAAACTCATAGTAAAAACCTATACTTTTGTTAATCCAAATTTGACACAATCTCTATTGTAATTTCTTTTCAATTCATTTAGAGATAATCTTCGATGATAAAGTCTAATTTGTGCTATTCTACCATAATAACACCAAGAATAATAGAATGGAGTTCCTACATAAGTACCTCTTGCACCTCCATCAAAAATTGTTAATGAACTTTCTTCCCAAGCACCTTGTTGAACACAATTGTAATAATGATGGATTCTTCTTGGATTTGTAGCAACTTGAGTATCATTATTTACTGTCCATGCATAATGACCCCAAGTTTGATAAGGAATATCGTTAGTTGCCTGATACCAATTATAACTTCCCAAACCATCTCTCCATAGATAAGTTCTCATTTTTGCCCCATACATTCCCATAAGAAAACTTTTATAAGCATTATTATTTTGCCATCTACCTATCCAATAATCTTGAGAATTAGTACGATTTGGATATAACCAAACTTCAATAGTCCACTGCAATTTACTACCATCATCATTTGTTTTTGTCAAATCCCAATCTGATCCATTACTACTACCTGTTAAAGCCATATAATCATTTGTGCCGTCAAAATCCCAATAACTAGTTTCACCATCATCTACCCACTCTGCACCATTATACATCGTTGCTCTATAATTTAAAATACTTGAAATATATTTACCTTTTACCGCATTTCTCATATAGGTATTGCTACCACCAACTACCGAACCATCATTACTTACACTATTATATGCATCTGCATAATACCTCAATTTATTTCTGACCAACATATCAGAAGTTTTATTTGAAGAAGAATTTTGAGTTGCAGGTACTGATAATAGAGGCATAATATTAAGAAGTAAAGTTAACTGCGTTTATCATCACTGTAAAAGTTGCATCAGCAGTTTTGATTATGGTATATGTGTAAACATCATTTCCAGTACCACCACCTTGAGGAGTTCCACCACCTAACCACAATTCAGTTTGAGCACCACCATCAATAGTTACTTCATCATAAGTGTATTGAATATTATTAGTTGCTGCTATTATCGTAAGTGTGATTATATCTCCAACACTCATTTTGGAATTTAATGTTGTTGATGAATTATAACGAATATTTGGAGTTGCATCAGCAGTTTCATTTGTAGTAAACATATGAACATGCCCATCTTCAATATTAATATCAGTAGCAGCACTTAATTTATTTGCAACTATATTAGCACCTTCCTTTACCATTCCAGAAAATCCTAGTGCACTACCATCAAATGTTAAATTAGCAACACCACCAAAAGAACTACTGTTATTATATTGAATTTGAGTATTTGATCCACCAGGACTGCCACCGCCACCACCAGATGCTGCAGCCCATGTTAACCCACCAGTGTCACCTGACTGTGCCTGTAAAAAGTATCCGTCCACAGGTGAATTACTTACTTTTAAATTTGCCTCGTCTACAACGTTATCTGCAATTACGGTTGCACCATCACCAGTTGATGTTACTTCTCCTGAATGGTTGGGATGTGTGTAACCACTACCACCACCTGAAGCAACTAAATCAATAGTTCCATCATCATCTTGATAGGTTGCAGTGATGTTTGTTTCAGTGTTACCTGAAAACATTGCTCCTACAATATCCTGAACTTGTTCTGTGGTAACACCCACTGTTACTATTCCAGTAGGCCCTCCAGAAAGAGTAACATTATCACCAGCAACAATAGATGTTACGATTCCAGTAAGACTTACTCCGCTACCATTATCAAGTAACAGTGTTCCTGCTGAATTTGGTAAAAGTACTGTTGGATTTCCACCAAAATCAGCATGTGCTGGTGCTTGTAAATTTAAATAATGTGCGTTATTTGACTCACAATAAAAATGAATTCTACCCGATGTTCCGTCATCACTTTTAATGTCAATTCTATTAGTGATGGACGCAATACCTAAGACCATTACACCTTCATTTGTAGTTTCTAGCTTATTTGAATTATTATAGAATAACCTGGTATGAGAACCTGGAATGGTAGTCAAAGCAAATTTGCTATTGTTTCTATTTTTTACTTGAAATCCAGTTGTGAATATTTTTATAGAAGTTCCTGTCAATCCAACACCAACATTTACAAGATCATTAAATGTTGAGATACCAACAACTGATAATCCAGCACCCACATGAACATCTTTGATACCAGATATATTTGTTGCACTATCACCAACTATATTTCCATTTGCATTTATATTTCCCGATACAGTTAAAATAGTGCCAACATTTAAACTGGTGCCAACATCTAAACTGGTGCCAACATCTAAACTGGTGCCAACATCTAAAGTAGTACCAATTGTTCCTATACCAGATACGTTTAATGAACCTAATGTTCCAACTGATGTTATATTAGGCTGAGCAGCAGTATTAATAGTGCCACTATAAGCAGTAGTAGATAATATTCCAGAGGATGGATTGTACATAAATCCATCATCAACCTCTAAACCCTGAGAACTAAAGGTAGTAGAACCATCTACAAATATTGGAAATACTACTTCATCATTATCACTATTATTCGTTATGAATGAAAATAATGATAAATTGGAACTTGTAGATCTACCAGAAAATGTTGCTGCAGTTATAATACCAACACCAGCATCAATACCAGTCGAATTTACAGTGACTGCTGAACCAACTTTAATTTCATTAAAAAATGATGTTCCTGTCGTATCAATACCTGCAATACTACCACCTCCTCCTCCACCACCAGATACTGTTGCAAATTCAAATTTTTCTGTAGTGCTATTATATTTTAAAAATTTTCCATTATCACTAGATCCATTCCACGTAACATCGTCAAGATATTTGAAATTTACTTCACCACCTCCACCTAAAGTGGATAATTGTTGTTGTATTCTTTGAATTAAAACAGAATAATGGTTTTGAAATTCTTCAAAACTTGCAAATTTTTTATCTAATGGAGTTAATGGATCTTCATTATTATCAGTAACAGCAAGCATTCCTAAAGACTTTTCTATTAAAGATGCATCTTCTTTTATTTCATCCAATTCTTCTTCAAACTCTATTTCTTCTGTAACTTCCTCAATAACTTCTTCTTCCTCTTCCTCTTCTAAAGAAGAAACATTAAAATTTTCAGGAACTCCAACTACAACTTCAGGTTCCTCTAATTTTTCCTCTACCTCTATTATTTCTTCCTCAACTTCAATTTCTTCTGGTTCTTCTTTTTTATCATCTATATTAAAAAAGAAATTTTCAAAAGCCTCAAGTTTTTTCTCTTGTTTTTTCTTTTTTTCTACTTCTTCTTTTTTTATTTTTCCAAATTCCTGAAACAAGGAATCTAAACCCAAATCTCCTACAATAGACTTGAGTTCTTCTTTTGCTTCATTTAATTTCTTTTTCTTCTCTTTCTTCGACTTTGAGATTTCTGAGAAAAAGTCTCTTAAATCGTCTGACATAATATATTAAGACCCTTCAACTTGGTCATCATTATTTAGAACACCATTTTTCAATAACTTAGAAAGTTCTGATGTTGAACCAACGAATAGTGCATTATTAACAGTAGAGGGCCCTTTTGATTTTTCTTCTTTTTTTAATTCCTTCATCTTAGTCTGTAGATCAATTAACTTATCAGTAGTATCACCTACACTCTTAATTATTTGACCAGCAACCTCATATGATCTTGCATGTTGACTACCTTCTGCTACTTCTAAAATTCCATTGAGAGCCTCTTGACCTTTTTCAATTAAAGAATATAAATTTCCACGAGTGTATTCATAATCCTTTTGAATTTGATCATTAACATCTAATGATTCATTTTTTTTATTAAGACTATTATCTTCAGGTGTATTTGATACTTCAATATCTAAAGCATCATTTATTTCATCAAATTTGCTCATACGTCAACTCCCTTAGTTGGACTATAAATTCTGCCATCACCAAATTCAAAACGTTGTTCACTAAATCCAAAGTCATCTCCAAGTTCAATAAGTGCATCATCTGCAGCATTTACTGCATCTATTGGATCATTATTGATATGAGAATCTGCAGTAGTTCCATCCTCACCTCTTCTTACAGTGAGTTTATTTCCAGTAATTTCTTTAATAAACATTAATTCATCACCAATTGCAATATAAGAATCAATTACAAGACTAGAAACATCAGTAACTAAGAACTTCCTTTGAGTTGGAGTAATATCTTCCGCTAGTTTAGTTACTGCATCATCATTATAATCTTTGATTGCTCTTGGTTCAGCAACGTATCTGAGTTGTCTGGATGCTGCTTTTCTATTTGCAGTATCAGTTGCATAATCAACCTGAACTTTTTTGATTAATCCTGAAGCACTATCAGCGACAGGGCCAAATAGATAAGTCTTAGCAGTAAAATCTAATGTGTATATAATAACTCTTTTCTCTTCCATTCCACTATCATAATTGTCTTGAAATGAAACGTTTTCCAGTACCATAGGAATATCTCTTTTCTCTCCAATTGCTTGAACTAAATCTACTGTTAGGTTAAATGATGGTTGAAAGAATGGAAGTATTTGTTCAATAATCTGTAAAGAATCTTCATTATATTGTGTCATCGCATATAACTTAAATCCCAAATTATATGGAACTGGCATAAAAACTTTTCTTGCACTCTTTGATCCATCAGTGGTAACTGCTTTAAAGGTTTGCATTGTCGAAACCTTTCTTTGATTATCATATGAAATACTATCCATTTCAAATGCCAATCTTGGTAATGTTATAGAAACCCTTTTTCTTGGATCTGGTTTTTGCTCTAATCTTGCTAGAAATTTTTCAGTAGGCCCATAAGCAATAGGAACTTTTACCGAAGAAAACGCTCCTCCAGCTTGAGTTTTATGTTTAATCTCAATATTATTAAAAAGAGTACCAAACGCAATAATGGTTCTTCTAATAATTTCGTGATAATAATATGTGCCTAACATAACTAAGTATCCTCCTTACATTAATATTTAGAAGTCTCCAAAAGGATTGTCTTCAGAAAAGTCTATAATTGCATCTGCTTCTGATTCTACAACAATATTTTCACCATAAGGATCATATTCATCATCACCAGATTTACTGAATATTTTATATTCGGAATCTGAACCATTTTGGGTGGTTCCAATACCAACAACACTTTCTCCAACTGCAAATCCACTACCAGCAATGTTAGTAACTTTAAGAACCCTTTCATCACGATCCCAATTTGCAACCTCGGCAGTAGTTCCAGTTAACTTACCTGTTACTTGTTCTTTGAAGAGATAATCTCCAGTTGAGAGTCCAGCAAGAATAGGAGCAGCTACTGTAATTGTTGGTGCAACTGTATATCCAGTACCTGCATTTGTAAACCTAATAGCATTAAGTTCGCCAAGTGTATTGACGTATGCAACAGCAAGTGCAGTTGAACCTATTCCAATACTGGTATCTAATCCAACAGGATTGATAGTAACTGTTGGAGGAGAAGTATAACTCTTACCTGGATCAAGTATAGTTGGAGCAGATACAGAACCTTGACTAATTATAGCAGTAGCAATACCACCTTGACCAAACGCATTCTGACTTCTGATAGTAATAGTTGGTGGTGTAATATATCCATAACCTGGATTAGTTATCTCAATTCTATCAATAGAACTTCCAACTTGACCACTACGACTTGTCATAATTGCCACAGCAGTAGCATTCGTAAATCCACTTGGTGCAGTAGAAATACCAATCAATGGTGGAACAGTATAACCAGTTCCATCATTAATGAGATCTATCTGACTAACAGAGAATTTATTAGGAATACCACTAGCATTAGATGCTAATTGAATAGTAACGTTGGCAGTTGATGCACCAAGGCCAACCATAGTCAATCTTTGTGTGTATCCAAACTCTACAGCTGCTTTATCCACTGACTCAATTCCAGTATCAATGTTTTCATCAAGAGCATAATCCATAACCTCACAACTTAAGGTATAAACGTATAATTGATTTAATTGATAGAATGGTTTCTTTGCTTCAACATACTTAATTTCAAACATAGTATTGTCGAGTGGCAAGTATATTAAATCTCCCTCTTCTGGTCTTGTTGTTACTTCTACATCAGTTCCTAGAAATGGACTTACAAAATCTTCATATCTTTCTTTTGATACTACAAAGGTTACAGCGTCTGTAGTCTGAACTCCAAATTTAGATAAAATATCTCCTTGACCTTCAAATCCTTCATAATTTAACAAATATGCTTCCATGCGATAAGCATCATCAAAAGTAGATGCTACAACTTCTTTCAATATGGTTTTTTTATTTACAATTTTTCTTGGCAAATATACTATATCTTGGCCATAAAACTTTAACTGCTCATTTATGAGATCTTGTATTAATCTCTGTTCACTTGTTGATCCTTGAAGGAAATACGGGGAAAGTGGCATAACATTATCCTATCATATCCAAAGGTGGCATTTCATATTCAGTCTTTAATTCTTGTATAAGTGCTTCTAATTCTATCATTGCATCATCATAAAGTTGTCTTCCATTAAGTTGAACACCACCTGGCATTAAAACTCCTTGAAACTTAATAAGGTTCTGACCCCATTGTTTTTTAATTAATGATGTTACATATTTTTTTAACCAAAAATCATTATAGACAGAAGCAAAATCTGTAGGACTTACTGCCCTATAACAATCAAGAACAATATATTGATCTTCAGTAAATTCCTTCCAATCAATATCCATATAAAGTCTATGTTGTTTTTTATTGAACCTAATTTGAACATCTGGAGTAATAAGTCTACTTAAATCTTCTAAGTAGGTTTTGGTCATTGTATAGTTTAATAAATCAAGTGCTCCATAATAATACAAATCATTCAAAAATAACTGATACTTAAGATTGAATAATCCACTAGATATAGTGCTATTATCCATTTTAAATACTTGATTTACACCAATAACATGATCTGGCAATTGTAAGAAATTGTGATTTTCATCCCATCCGACTGAAGATACACCACTGCTAGATGTTGCAGTAGTTGTAGTAATTCCAGCTCCACCACCTTCTAATATTGTTTTCTCTGCAGTGGTTACTTTATGTTTTAAAAAAGCTCTTTCTATACCATCATAATGCCTTTCATTAAAATATTGAATGGCATCATCAACAATATCATCAATTTGATCATCATCTACATTGATTTCGAGCACAGGATACCCAAGTCTTCGTAGACTATAATCTATTAATCCTTGTCTGGTACTTGGTTTGCTCATGCTTCAGATTCCTTCCCTGTTTGTTCTTCTTGTAGATCTTGAACTACTTTTTGCAATTTCACATAATCTTGTGTTAATGATTCTAATTTAGATTCTAATAAAACATTTTGATTAATTACTTCAGAAAGTCTTCTATGATAATTTCTGACTAATATATTCACATCAACTTCACTATTCATTTAAAATTGTCCTCCATCGAGAGTTGTTGTCCACTTAGGTACTCCAGAAGCATCTGTTGTAAGTACAAAGTTAGAAGTAGTTATACCAGCAGTAGTACCAGCAGAAACGACTGATTTACCATTGGCATCAAAATATAAAATTCCATTACCAGACCAAGCAAAATCATGATGTTGGAAATAGAGACCTTTAATATCTAAGAAACCTCTTGTACCAGTAGCTACATTAGCAGTAATTGTTGCATCAGGAATATAAGTAAATGATCTTTCAGGAGCACTACTGTATTCTCCTGTACTATCATTATAACCAAAGAAACCACTTTTGTTGTTACTAGATCCACTAGATGAATTATAACTGAACGAAATACCACGGTCAGTATTCGTGTCATACGCATGAGTAACTGTAATCTGAGTTCCAGTACTTATTCCAGCTGTGGTTGTTCCAGTAAAGGTAATAACTTTTGTAGTCGTATTATAAGCAGTAACAGTGGTTACACCAGAGTTTGGTAAACCAGTAGCAGCAAGAAGGTCACCTGTATTAATTCCAACTACCTTATCAACAGTCATTGTCGATACGCCAGAAGCGACATCATTATTCATGATAGTCAACTCACTGGTTACATCACCAAGATGCATAACTGCATCATTTAAGGTTGATGTAGTAGAATTAACAGTGGTTGTAGTACCATCTACCTGTAAACTACCCTTAACAATAACTAAACCATCACTACTTAAACCATCAGGGTATGGGTCAATGTATAGTGTGTTTCCTCCACCAGATTTAGTAGAAATTACATTAGATGAAATACCAACATTATCAAAATAAACCTTAGTTCCTTCATATTTCCACTCAACACCATTTACAATGACTTGATTTGCAGAATTATCATAACGAATATCAGCGTCTTCATCAGTACCAAAACTTAATTTCTTATCATCTTCAAGATTTACAGTACCACTACCATTTGTTCTAAGTATAAGATCAGTATTAGCTGCATTAGTCGATATTACATTACCATCAAAAGTTAATTGATCAACACCCCAAAAATCAACTCTTGGCATATTAGCAATATTACCTGCACCACCTGGATTACCTGCACTTTCCCTATCCATTATAGGGATGAATCCATTAGAAAGTCTAGTACTATCTGCGTTTCTACCTTCTCTTACTTCTCCTGGTTTATTATATCTTATTAAATCCGTATAATACTTACCACCAACTTCTATTGGATCTGGATCTGGTGTGTTATTGTCACCAGCAAAGAGTCGTCCACCAAAGGTACCATGCGTTGCTAAACCAACGGTGAGTGCTAATTCACCATAATTGATTGTAGACGGTGCTGCGGTTCCCGTAGATCGCTTTACCCTAATAATACTTGCCATGGCTAGAAGCTACCTCCGTTGATGTTCAAATTCTGTGTATTGCCTGGTGTTAAATCTAAAGTTGATTCAAATTTTTGTGTTGATGCATTATAAACAAGAACCATTCCATCGGATAATCCTCCAGAAATGTCTACGTCACTTAATGCTCCTAAAGTTCCTCCAGCACCACCGAGTGATGATACAACTTTAATCGCCTCGTTTGATCCAACTCTTACTTTAATATCTGCCATATTTTTTTAACCTGTAGTAACACCAGCAGTAACAAGGGCACTACCCTCGACAACTCTAGTTTTTAAAGATCCACTATTCAGTAGAATATCATAACTATATCTTCCTGGTTTTAAAGGAGTTGTTAATGTAGATCCTAATGATATTTTCAATTGTCCCAGAGCTCTATTTGGAAAAGAGCATGAGAATGATGCGGTATTATTTAATGATGCTGGATGCTTCTTCAATACAGAAGTAGCAGTATAACCTGTCAAATCTAGAGGAGCATTAGCACTATTCTCAAGGTTATAAGTCTGATTAAAATCAGCACCTGCATCAATTACTATATTGCTAATATATGCTGCCATTAGGAGTCAGTTAGAGTCTATCTTCAGGTATTTATAATTCAATTACGTGCTAATGATTTAATAAGAGATTTTATTTCTTCCATATCACTTTTTAATGCATTCAAATCAGATTTCATAGTATCTAATTCATTTTTTTCTTTATACTTTTTCTTTGAAAGAGACATAAATTTATCATATTCACTTTGATTTTGATTTACTATTGCATTGCTGTTCATATCTCTAACCAAAGAGACATCAGACTTTACTTTTAAATATTCAGTCATTATGTAATATCAAATGATCTTAGTGCTATTGCTCTAAAGTTCTTAAATCTTGGTGCATCTGCTTGACTATTGGAAGTCATAACAACTTTAATCATGAACCCATTAAATTGTGGAGTATTCTCTGCAGTGTACTTATATTCACTGAATGCATTTAATGTAGTATTTGGATTGACTGTTTTATCTGATAATCCATTGCTATTAAATGGTATATAATTCTGCTGAACACCTACAGCATCATTTCTGAATAATTTATAGAATACACGGAATTCAGCTTCTCCATCTTTATGACCATCAAACATTACCTGAATTGAGTTTGAAGGGAATTCTAAGTTAATTCTCTTTGTTTCATATATTGCTGAGTTTGGATCAAATCCTGGAACTCTTGGTCTACTATCAGTAGTAAAATCAGTAACTTTATTATCGACTAGATTGCTTATAAGAACAATATTTGCTGTGTCTAAATCTACAACTGGTGATACATTCTCATTTATTGTAGAAAGTGTCAATTCTAAACCAAATGATTTTTCATTATTAAGTATTTCATATTCATTAACTTTGGATGCTACTATTCTAGGATCATCTAAGTAATTCAATTTATTAAGAGCAACATTTTCATATCCTTTATCAGTAAATGAAGCTTCACTGCCACTTATACTAGTTCCAGATGTAGTTTTAATTCTAGCAGTAACATTAGTACCACTTGGAGTAATTGTAGAAATTCGTGGATCTATTATTTCAAAAGGAATATTCTGAGATGCTTTTAGTTGATTACCACCACCCGCTTTAGTTGCATTGAATGGTTTAGTTTTATCCTCTAGTTCAATATAGTAACTATTGAATGTTTTTTCTTTGTCAGAAATATCATGTTCTCTGTTAATTTTTCTTAGAGAAACTCCATTAAATTCATATTTTTCAACTACAGAACCAGATTCGTGAATTGATTTCAAACTTCCATCAACAGCTCTACTTGCTGCAGTGATGTCAATTTCGTTACCGCTAATCGAGGTATAAGAAATAATCTCATTATCAATTTTCAAATATCCAGTTGTTGCTATACCAACAGAACTGTTTTCAAATGTTGTGAATAACGCTCCATCGGTCAAACTTATAGTTGTTGAATCATCTTCAATTTTTGCCGATAATGTTGTTGTTGGAACATCACTCTTAAATTCTTCAATCTTAACTTTATTCTGACTCGAATGCATACCATGATTATGATGGTCAAATAGCATTGTTGTACCATCTCTAACTGAATCATTATTAACATTAATACCACTTGCAGGTAATACAGTATTTGCACCAGAAGAGTTGATATATGTTACTGCCTGATTATCAACAAATTGACTTGAGATATTATCTACTACTAGTAAATTTGTAGATGCAGCAACACCAACTACTGCTCTCACTCCAGTACCAGTTGATCCAAGTTTATTTGCCATTATTAAATCACCAGGAGCATAACCTGCACCATTTTTAGTAATTTCTATAGAACTAACAGCACCAGCATTAACTGTAATTGTAGCCTCAGCACCTCCACCATTACCTGTAAGAGACGTAAATCCAATTCCAGTGTAAGCAAGAGTTCCACTTGATGGTGTCAATCCAATACCCGTTCCAGAAACATGATCTACACTGGTTGTACCATAGTTAATTGGGCCTCCCTTGGCAAAAATTCTACCAGTATGAGTTACACCACTAACAGTCTGAGTAACTTCATTACCAAGAGCAAAGGCGGTATTTGTAATTCCAATAGAAACATTTGCTCTCTTAGAGTATGCAAATACAGGATTATCTCTTCTAATTATTGCAGAATTTAATTCTGCATTATCTAGTAATACAATAGAAGGTGTATTAGTTACAAATTTTGCTTTCTTAAGTGTAAATTTCAAATCTTCCAATTGACTTGGTGTCCAAGTTGATTGGTTTTGTGATTTAAATAATGAACCAAGATATGGTTGAGTATTACTTATAGAATTTAGAAGTACATCCTCTTCTCCCATTCTAGTAATAAATGCTAGATATTTTTCTGTAGGAGCAACTAGCGTAAGAGCATACTCATAACCACCTTGCAAATAAACTGGAGTATCAAACTCAAATGGAGTTGCAACAGAACTATCAT